GCGACCGTCTCGGTGCCTTCGAGGTTCTCAGCAATGCCGCACAGCGACTTGATGCGATCCTCGATCTTGCGCCGATCGCTGGTGGCTGTGCCTTCGCGCTCCTTCGCGTCAAGCCACATATTGGCCAGCTCGTTCAAATCGTCGGTTTTGATCTTGTCGTCGATCATTGCTTGCCTCCAATCTTGGTGATGATGCCGCCCAGATCGGGGGCTTCCCAAGCCTCCAGCTTGCCGCTGCGGTCTTTGGCCAGCCAAATCCCGTCGCTGTCGCACATCAAAGCACGCTGCGTCACGCCCTCTGCGTCGCGCTCAACCCGCAGGGCCAGCACCTCGTCCGTCAAAGAAGTAGGGCAGGCCTTGGGTCAGGCTCTTGCCTGGCATGCCTGGGTTGTAGAGCATCTTGCCCATCTCGTCTTGGCTCTTTTCCAGCTTGGCGCTCATGTAGACGTGCTTGCCGGGCAGATCGCGGAAAGACCGGATCAGCTCCTGCATGGTGGTGTTCATCTCGCCGTAGGCTGCGCGACCGTCCTTGTTCTTCTTCATCTCGTGGTTCAGCACCACCTCGGCCACCTCGCTGATCGAGTCCAGCGCCACCGACTGAAAGCCTGCCGCCTCCGCGCTGTCCTTGCACCAGGCGTAAGCCTCGCGCAAGTCGTCCATCGAGGCCACCTCAATGTAGGGCAGGTCTGCGTCCTGAATGGACAGCAGGCCACCCTCAGCCGAAAGGACGATGGGGTTTGGCAGGCTTTTGATCAGGCTGGTTTTACCCGCGCCTGCCTGCCCGTAGACGAGCAGCTTGACTCCGTTGGCGGTCAGGCCGCCCGTGCTTTTTAAGTTGATTGCCATGTTTGGCACTCCTTCTTTGGTTGCTGCGCCTTCGGATTCCTTTCGCGCAGTGGTTGGTACTATACTGCGCTTTCTGGTATAGTGCAAGCGTTCGGTAAAGATATTTTAGGAGATTGCACAATGATGATGACCCTTGAACAAGTCCGGCAAATGCTGGCTGACCGGAAGCCTGCGGTGGTGGCCAGCGCCACCGGGCTGTCTTATGACACCGTCTGGCGGGTGCAGCGAGGGGACATGAAGGCCGTTTCCTACGATGTGGTGAAACGCCTATCAGACTACCTGCAGGGCCAGGTGGCGGCCCATGGCTGATCTATCCAAAATCCTCGGCGGCCCCTGGTCACCACCACCAGAAAAACGCATCGCTCCACCGGAGGAGCAACTAATCGACGCCATCCGGGCGGCCGGTCTGGAGCCACCAGACCAGGTGATCATGGACGGCAAGATCCACCGCTTCAAGTCTGGCACCAAGGGCAGTGCCAAGGCAGGCGACAAATCCGGCTGGTACGTGGTGTTCGGAGACGGCATCCCAGCAGGTAGATTCGGATGTTGGCGCATGGGGTTTGAATCGCCTTGGCGTGCAGACGTCGGCAGGCAGTTTTCACCTGCCGAGGAAATGGCCCACGTGCGGCGCATGGCAGAGGCCAAGGCCTTGCGAGAGGCAGCCATTGAGAAGCAGTACGAGGTGGTAGCGTCCACCGTTGAGACCATCTGGAACCAGGCATCTGCAGCCAGTCCAGATCACCCGTACCTCAAGCGAAAGGGCATCCAGGCGCACGGTGCCAGGATCACAGGCGATGGCCGGCTGATGGTTCCGCTGTTCGACAAGGACGGCACCCTTTGCTCGCTGCAATACATTGCGCCAAAGCAAGACGGCGGTAGCGATAAAAAATACCACCCAGGCGGCGAGGCTGGTGGAAAGTTCTGGATGGTAGGCTCACTGGATGAGCCTGGCGTACTTTATGTGGCCGAAGGGTTCGCCACAGCGGCCACGATTCATGAGACGACAGGCCGCCCCTGTGTGGCCACTTACAGCGCCAGCAGCCTGGTGCCGGTCACTGGCAGTCTGCGCGAGATGTTTGGAATCGGCCAGGACATTGTGATCGTCGCAGACCATGACAAGCATGGCGTGGGGCAAAAGTATGCCGACCAGGCGAGCGCAAAGTTCGGTGCCAGGGTGATCATCCCACCAATCGAAGGCATGGACGCCAACGATTATGCACAGGCTGGGCACGATTTGGTCGGCCTGCTGGTGCAGCAAACTGGCTCAGCCGTGATCGACAAGCTGCAGGTGGTCTTCGGCGACCAGCTCGGCAGCGATTACGAGGCACCAGACGAGCTGGTGGAAGGCCTGATGACCATCGGCAGCTCGGTGGTGGTCTACGGCGACAGCAACTCAGGCAAGACCTTCTGGGCGCTGTCGGTGGCCACGGCCATCGCAAGTGGTGAGGACTGCTACGGACGCAAGACCGACCCCGGCCTGGTGGTCTACCTGGCCAGCGAAGCCCCAGCAAGCATTCGGTCGCGCATGCAGGCCATCAAGAAGTTCCACGGCTGCAGCCTGGAGAACCTGGCGATGGTGCCGGTCCCCATGAACTTCTACTCTGGCGACCAGGATGCCCACGACGTGATCGAGCTGGTGCGTGCCATCGAGGTGGCCAAAGGTAAGCCGGTTCGCCTGATCATTGGCGACACGCTGGCCAGGATGAGCGCAGGCGCGAACGAGAACAGCGGCGAGGACATGGGACCGGTCATGGCCAGATTCGACCAGGTGGCCACAGCCACGGGCGCAGCCATGATGATCATCCACCACAACGGCAAAGACGCTGCCAAAGGCGCTCGCGGCTGGTCCGGCATCCGGGCGCACATCGACACCGAGATCGAGGTCAGCGAGAAGGAAGGCACCCGGTCGGTGACCGTCACCAAGCAGCGCGAGCTGCCAAGCAAGGGCGAGACGATCTACTTTAAGCTGGAGGTGATCGAGATGGGCACGACCAAGTTCGGCGGCCCAGCGACTACCTGCGTGGCGGTGCCAGACCAAGACGCAGCCACCACAAAACCACACAAAAAGCCATCAAAGTTCACTTCAGACACCCGCGTTTTTGAGAACGCTTGGTGGTCAACTCAGGCAGAAACACGTTAATCAAAAAACTACCCCGCACAATCCTTGACATCCCAAAACAATATGCAATATACTTTCGACAGGGTGGTTAAAGATGGCATAATTTGCGAAAACTACCCTACCCTACCCAAACTCTCAAGGCCCCCAGTATAGTGAAACTGGGGCCTGAGTGAGGGAAGGAGGGAAGTTCGTAATGCGGTCAACTTTGGAGGGTACGATGGAATGGGAAAAAAGAGGGTCAAGACCCTATGTGAGCAAAAGCGGATTAAGCGATTACTTGGCCAGCCAAGGATATTCAGCGGCAAAGGTTCGGAAGGCGATCGACCCGTCCAATGGCGACGGATTAATCGGCAGCATGTTGCAGGCAGGTATGATCGAGCCGTTTGAACATGGCTGGATCGTCATTGATGACAGATGGGCATCGTCCATGATGCTGCGTAAGAATGGAGACAGTCAGTGAACCAGAAAGACTTTTACACGCTGGCCATCCAACTTGGCGCAACACCTGATGGCCAAAACTTCGTTGTCAAGCGCGACCAGTTTGTTGAATTCATGCGTGCACGCGGCTATGCCGATCGCACAATCAACAACCACTCAGCACCATCAAGGGATGGAGGGATTATCAATCGACTTTTGGCCGAAGGCCTGATTGTTGATGGAGGCGTCAAACGATGGATCATCCCTTGCGTCCAGAAACTGAACGCTCTAAAGTCAAGGAAGTCGAAACAGCCCGTCGTACGGATGTTCCAAGGAAATCCACCGACAGAACATGGGTGGATCAGTAGCACCAGGCTAGATGACGATGATGTGCCAGGCACAGAATGGCGCATGTATCGCAAGGAATTTGCTCCAGGTTGCAACAACATCAAAGTCGTGGCGCTCGGTTCTAGAGTCCCTCACAAGGCAAATTACTGGCTTGTTGAGAAAAATGGGAAAATTGTCATGACAAAAAGCGCACTATTGTTGCAACAGCATAGACCGAAGATTTTTGAAAATCTGTGTGAAGACATTGAGGATTTGCATTCATGACCACTTGAGCAGTTTCAAAGCACACATTGAGCTTGATTGAGCTTGGACGACCTGCGCAAGGCCAGGCACAAAGTTATCCACAGAAAAGTTAGGAAGCACTCAGATGATTGAAACGCGACAGAAGTTTTTTCACACCATCGGGGATGATGGCCAGATCGACAAACAGGGCATGGTTTTGAGCCGCAGCCAAGGCCGAGTGACGGTCGAGTTTTTCTCTTGGCTGACCGGCCTGCCAAACGGTCGCCAGACTTTTGACCAGGCCGACACCAGTTCCTGGCGCTTCTACGATTCCCAGGCAGCATGGCAGCATGCTGGTGACAAGGTGTTTGCATGACGCAACCAGCCGACCATCCAAACTTCGCAACCTGGCAGCACGACACCCTGGCCAAGTTTGCATCCGAGGTCTACGCCAGGCTCCAGGCCGAGCAGGCAGCAAACGAGCATCTCAGGCTTGATCTCAAGGACGCCATGAGGATGGCGAGAAAACAAATTCTGGAGGATAATCAGGCATGACCACAAAATCACACAATCCCGCCGACAAGGTCGAGCAATGGCCCATCGACAAGCTGGTGCCATACGCCTAGAACCTTCTAGGCTTTCCCCCGTGGAGCTTTGCTCCGGGGGTCTTTTTGGAGAAAGGATAAATGAATGGCTGAACAAATTCCCCACTATAAAACCGCTAAGGCGGCGACTTTCCTTAGCAAATATCCGCACGGCAAGGTATAATGACTGCTGAACATAGATGCTGAGGCTTTATGGAAAACAAAGTAGTGTGGAAGTCGATACCGGGCATTGACGGGTACGTTGCAAATAGCCTTGGAGAGATATGGTCAATCGATCGAGAATTAGTAAAACGTCGCTCAGATGGGCGTGAGTATGTATCTATATTGAAGGGCAAAAGGCTGAAGCCGTGGCTAGCTGGGCCGTACCTTTATTGCAGCCTCGGCACCCAAAAAAAGACATCCGTTCATCGGATAATTTGCCATGCATTTCATGGTGATCCGTTCAGCAAGGCCGAGGTGTCACATTTAGACGGCAACCCACTGAACAACCAGCCATGCAACCTTGAGTGGGCCACCCACTCTGAGAATGAGCAGCAGAAGCGTGAGCATGGAACCTACGCGCGTCCCAAGGTTTTCAAAAAATCTTGGCACAAGAAACGCGGCCCAAAACAAACCCGACATCCGAAAGCTGATGAGATATTGCAGATGAGGGCGGATGGAGCATCAATAAGCGATGTGGCAGAGGCGATTGGAATGTCTAAGAGCGGTGCCGCGCACATCATCACATATAGGCTATAAAAAATGCAGCAGCTTGAAGAATGGAAAGTGTCTGATCTAATCGAGTACGCAAGGAATCCGCGCAAAAACGATCATGCTGTTGATAAGGTGGCCGCAGCCATACGCGAGTTTGGTTTTCGCGTACCAATCTTGGCAAAATCAGATAAAACCGTTGTCGATGGTCATCTAAGGCTTAAAGCTGCCAAAAAGCTAGGCATTGAGACCGTCCCAGTAATGCTTTGTGATGACATGACGGACGCACAAAAGCGCGCTTACGTGATCGCGGACAACAAGCTGGCTCTGAACGCAGGCTGGGACAACGACCTGCTGGCGCATATGAGGTGAAAAATGGCAGCACGAAAACCCACAATTGAAAAAGAATTACTGACACCAGAGCAGGCAATGCGCGTGCTTAAGCCGATTGTGTATGCGTTATGCGATAAAGCGGGAAAACCGTTCTACATCGGGAAAACCAAAAACCCATCGCAACGATTCATGCGGTACATGCGGCCAGAAAGATGCCACAGCCAGTTGATTGCCGAGAAAATCGCTGCGGCAAACGGGTTCATGGTTCGAGTTCTTGATTTTGATCCTCTCGACCTGTCCGCCGCCGAGGTTCAAAGAATCAAAGAGTTTGATGGGTTGACGGTGAATGTGGTCGGACGCGGTATGCGATTCCCTGAGCTGTATGGCGCAAAGCCATGGAGTCTTGGCGCAGGAGCGATTACCCCAAGTTCATTCCTGATGACCAACTTGCAAATGTCCGTCTATTCTCCGGAGTTGAGCAAGCAACTCAGGAAAAAGATTAAAAAAATGGACGACCTGCGAAGGTGCGTTTTTGAGTTGGACGTATTCCGCGATATGAATCCTCTTGCTCAAAAAATGCTAATTCCATGGTTCGAAGCAACTGCGCCAAAGATGGTCGCGTACATGGAGGCGCAACATGCCAAAATCTGAAAAACCTACCCAACCGCCTAAAAAAGAGGCAGTCAAGCGCGGCAAAAACGGTGGCGCACGCCCTGGAGCAGGTCGCCCTGCCTTTGAGCCAACCGATGTTGACCGAAAGCAAGTAGAAGCCATGGCTGGCTATGGTGTGCCATTTGAACAGATTGCCGCATTGATTCGAGGCGGTATCAGCATTGACACCTTGCGTTCGCATTTTTCATCTGAACTGATTTCAGGCAAGGCCAAAGCCAACGCGCAGGTTGGCAAGGGAGTTTTCCAAAAGGCGATGGCAGGCGACACCACCGCCATGATCTGGTGGACAAAGACCCAGATGCGCTGGAAGGAAGTGCAGCAGCACGAGATCACCGGCCCCGGCGGCGGCCCCATTCCATTGGCGAACCTGACTGCGGACGATTTGACCGACGACCAGCTTGCCGCCATTCTCAAGGCGGGTGAAAGTGAATAACTTTTACGTCTACGCACATAGAGCGTCCGCGTCCCGACCTGACGGTGAAGTGTTTTATATAGGAAAAGGTCAAGGTCGACGTGCGTGGTCTAAATGGGGTAGAAATCAGCATTGGCACAACACGGTCGCCAAATATGGATATACCGTTGAAATTCTTGCTGACAATTTAAGTGAATCCGCTGCGTTTGATCTTGAGCGCTCACTAATTTTAATTTGTGGCAGATCGTCACTCTGCAATTTGACTGACGGGGGTGAAGGGTCTTCCGGTTCTAAGCATTCACCTGAGACTCGCAAAAAGATTGGGGAAAGGAACAAAGGTAAGATAAGATCGGCTGAGTTTTGTGAATTGATGAAAAAGCACAATGGTGTTCGGAATACTTCGCCAGAGCATCGGGCTATCGTGAGTCGATCTAACCGCGAACGTGAGTATTCGGAAGAAACTCGACGTAAACATGCTGCCGCAAGTGCTGCGCGTCCAATGAAACCTGAAACTCTAGCTAAGATTAGTCGACCGGTTATTTGCTCAAATGGTATGAGGTTCTCAAGCCAAGTTGCTGCGGCAGAATGGTTACGGTCGATTGGTTTTAGCAAAGCTACTCCGAACAATATTTCGAACGTATGTCAGGGTAAGCGCAAAGTCAGCTACGGATTCGGGTGGAGTTACGTACATGACGATAACGCGTGAAGATGCGGCACGCGAGCTTCTGCGACGCCGTAATGCGCGTAAGTCGCTCCATGACTACATAACCTATACCAACCCAAAATATCGCAGCAGCGAATTCTCTAGGACCGTCTGCGCTGCTCTTGATGAGTTCGTTGCCGATGTTCTCGTTGGAAAACGCCCGGTGCTCATCCTTGCCGCCCCGCCACAGCACGGTAAAAGTGAGATTGTCAGCCGAAAACTTCCAGCCTATCTTCTTGGAAAATATCCTGACTTGCGATTGGGTGGTGCGAGTTACGGCGATCTGTTGGCTGGTGCGATGGCTCAAGATGTTCGTCGTAATCTCGCTTCGAGCGAGCATCGCCGGCTGTTTCCGCACCCTGAACAAAAACGGCGTTATGACGTCAACCGCGTTGGAGAATTTACAGCGCCAGGCGGTGCAGGGAGCTACATTGGCGTAGGTGTCGGGGCTGGTCTGACCGGACGACCGCTCGATATTGCTATCGTAGATGACCCAATTCGAAACGCTCAGGAAGCACTTAGCATCACCAGTAAAGAAACCGTATGGTCGTGGTATCAATCGGTCCTTAAAACGCGTCTGTCTGAAAATAGCGGTCAGATCATCATGGCTACTCGGTGGGCCGAGGACGACTTGACTGGTCGAGTTATCCAGTTGCATAGCGGCGACAGTCGTCTTCGTCTACTAACTTTTCCCGCCATTAATGAACCCGGAGAGGTTGGCTACAATCCCGATCTGCCTGATGGTGCGCTCGTTCCCGAGCTACATTCGATCGAACAGCTTCGTGAGTTCAAGAATGAATCGAGTGATTATTTTTGGTCCGCCATGTACCAGCAAAGCCCCCGGGCGCTGGGCGGCAACGTCTTCAAAGAAACCGGCTTGCGCTACTACTTCCCCAAGGACTTGCCGGCCAAGTTCGACAAGGTTATCGCCAGCCTCGACGCTACATTCAAGGATACAGATGGAACTGATTTTGTAGTAATTCAAGTTTGGGGGAAGAATGGTGCGAACTCATATTTGCTGGCGCAAAGTCGTGCGCGCATGTCTTTCACCAAAACAGTCGCCGAAGTCGTCAAAACAAAATCCAATCATCCAAGAATTCGTCAGTTTTACATTGAAGATAAAGCCAATGGTCCGGCCGTAATTGACACCCTCAAGGGGATCATGTCCGGGCTTGTCCCGATTGAACCTGACGGGTCGAAGTTGGCCCGTGCGCATGCAGTAACTCATGTCTGGGAAGCCGGCAACGTGTGGCTCCCTCACCCGGATATTGCACCCTGGGTGAAAGACTTAGTCGGGGAACTCACAGCATTTCCGGCCGCCGCGAATGACGATCAGGTTGACGCGATGACTCAGGCGTTGCGTCAGTTATACCCGCTGTTCAACAAACTTAAAATTACCCAAGAGGCCCTTAACAAAGCCATGGGTCGCGCATAGCGGCCGGGGGCTGTACAATGACCAACAATTTACCCGGAGCGTGCGCCACGCATCCGGCGCAACCAAGAGAAACCGGCCGCCCCCAAGAAGGGAACCGGCTTGCGCCGTGCGGCGAGCAAGGCCAAGGAAGGGGCGTCGACCGTCAAGTCCTACGCCTTCCCGGTCAAGCCTCCGGAACTGGCGCCCGGCGTTGTCCCGCCTGGTGTGACCGCCCCCGTAATGGCGAACGACTCCGGGCAATACGCCTTTGCGGCCCAAACGTTCCCCGGCGGCGGCTTCCCCGGCTTTTCCTACCTGTCCCAACTGGCTACCCGTGCGGAATTCCGGCAAATGGCGTCGGGCATGGCGACGGAGATTACCCGGGAATGGCTGGAATTCACCAGCAAGCAAGACGACGACAGTGATAGCGCGGACAAAATCAAAGCCATTGAAGAAGAATTTAAGCGGCTCAACGTCCGCGGCGTCATTCAGAAGGCTGCCGAAAATGATAGTTACTTTGGCCGGGCGCAAATCTTCTTGGAGATTGACGGCGCCGACCGGAAAACCCCGCTTATCTTGGACCCGCGCACGGTCAAAAAAGGGAGCCTGTCCCGCGTCGTCCCTGTGGAAGCCATTTGGACCACGCCCGCCGGCTATAACGCCCTGGACCCCGCGGCCCCGGATTTTTACAAGCCGTCTTCGTGGTTCATGTTGGGCCAGCAAGTCCACGCGTCGCGTCTGATGACGGTAGTAACCCGGCCGCTCCCGGACATTCTGAAACCGGCTTTCAACTTCGCCGGCATGAGCATGAGCCAGCTTGCGGAGCCCTACGTCGACAACTGGCTCCGCACGCGGCAAAGCGTGGCGGACCTGATTAACAATTTCAGCACGACCGCCCTTGCCACTTCGATGGACCAGATTTTGCAAGGCGACGATGATGGCGTCGACCTGCTGAATCGTGCGGACCTATTCACGGCCACGCGGAGCAATAAGGGCCTGATGCTCTTGGACAAAGAGCGCGAAGAATTGGTGCAAATCAATACCCCGCTTTCCGGGCTCCACGAATTGCAGGCCCAAAGCCAAGAGCATATGTGCAGCGTGTCCCGCATGCCGGCCATTGTGTTGACGGGTATCTCCCCCAGCGGCTTGAACGCTTCCAGCGACGGCGAAATCCGCATTTTCTATGATTGGATTGCGGCCCAACAGGAAGCCCATTGGCGGGAACCGCTGGAAGTAATCTTGAAGGCCGTGCAGCTTTCGTTATTCGGGGAAATCGACCCGGATATCGGCTTTACCTTTACCCCGCTGTACCAAATGACGCCCAAGGAAGAAAGCGAAATTAGGCTTTCCGATAGCCAGGCGGATTGCGCCTATATCGCGGCCGGTGTGGTTGACCCGTCCGAAGTGCGGGAACGCCTGGCCCGTGACCCGAATAGCGGCTATCAGTCCTTGGACACGTCGGTCGAACTGGTCCCGCCCGTGGAGCCGGCGGGAGAGGAAGACCCCGCGGAAACCGTAGCGGCCGGGGGCGGCAATGGCCCAACAGCCTAAGACGTGCAAGGCGGTTCCCGCCAATCGGGGACTTGAAGCCAAGTACCGGAAGGCCCTGCAGCGGCTCATTGCTGAAATGCACGGGTCGGTCGAATACTGGCTTACGGCCGCCTATCGCAAAGACCCGCCGCGCATGGCCGCCTTGGTTGAGCAAGCCCAAGACGCCAGCCCGTCCGCCAAAATCAAAAAGATATTGGACGAACTGGCCCGCCGGTGGACCAAGCGGTTTGACGACTACGCCCCCAAGCTGGCGGAAGCCTATTTGCAAGGCATGTTCAAGGCCAGCGACTCCGCGTTCCGGCAAGCCCTCAAGGAAGCCGGTTGGTCCGTTGAATTCAAGATGACGCCCGCGGTACGCGACGCCTTCAATGCCAGCCTTGAGGAAAACGTCGGCTTGATTCGCTCTATCCCTGAAAAGTATTTGCAACAGGTAGAGGGAACGGTTATGCTATCCTACAGCGCCGGCCGTGACCTGGCGACCATGGTCAAGGAGCTAAAGCAACTTTACCCGGCGGCCAGCCATCGGGCGGAATTGATAGCCCGGGACCAATCGAACAAGGCGAACGCCGTCGTCAACCGCGCAAGGCAAATGGAACTTGGCATAACGGAAGCAATTTGGCAACATAGCCACGCGGGGAAGACGCCACGCCCTGACCATGTGGCAGCGAACGGCAAAAGGTATAAGATTGCCGAAGGTTGCTTAATCTCCGGGGAGCATATCCAGCCCGGAGAGGAAATAAATTGCCGATGCACAAGTCGGGCCGTTCTACCCATTTAAAAGGTAATTTTATGAGCAATAACACTACGGCTGACGTGACTGGCATTTTCAGCCTCGACACGAATCGACTTGTCGGCTTGGCAGCCAAAGGGTCGCCCGACGTCACGTACTTAGCGGGCCAGGATACGCCGACGTCGGGTATTCCGCTGACGGTTACACTCACCTCGGCCCAGGGGGTTGAATTTACGGCCGGGGACACTGTAATTCCTATCGGCAGTCCGCCCGCCCGGATTGCTGTAAGCGGGCGGACTGCCGATGCTGTTGCCAGTACCCCACTGGTCGCGCCGTTCAAGGTTGGCGCAAAAATTACGATCAATCGGGTATCTGGCTCGTGTGCAGTCAAGCAATCCGGCGCGCTTGTTGAGATTGCGATTTACAACGCATCACGCGGCCTTGTTGTGTCGACGGAGCGCCGCGAATGCCCCGAAGTCGGGATTTTTGAGTTTGCGTTTCCCGCCACCACGCTGCCGGCCGGCGACTATTTCGCGGTGCTCTACTGCAATCATGGAACGCCCACTTTTGGCGTTGAGACGCGTTACGGCTGCTATACCGCCCCGGCCGTTCTGCCGCTGCCCGCTACGCTCGGCGCGCTATCGCCTGCAACGACGGCCCCAGCATTGACAATATGGGCTGCTGACGATTACGCGATCTCGAATTTTGAGTCTGTGGAAAGTACGCGAATCGCGATTTTCGGCGGGTCCGCAGCAAAAATCTGGGGTATCTCCCTCGATTCCGGAAAAATTGCGTACACAACCGATGCCGGCGTTACTGTCACGTCGGTGATGAGCAAACCATCTGTTACCGGCACGGACCTTAACGATATTCTGGAAATCGGCGGAAAGCTGTACATGCTGTACGGCAATTTGCGGATGTTCGTGTCGTCAGATTTGACTGCGGGTGCAATCTGGACTGAGATCACATGCCCGGCTACCCCCGGCCTCCGTCACAGCGTCGGACGGGCCCGTCCCTATGGTTTTGCGCTCTACAACGATTACATTTTCGTCGGCGAATACACGAGCGAGGTGATCGGCGAAACCGCGGCTGATCCGACTGACCCGAGCGGCCCGCGCATCCTCAAATACGGGCCGCTGTCTGGAGCCCCTGCATGGGGCCTGAGCAAAGAGTTCGCGAATGCCCGGCACATCCACAGCTTTTACTCGGTTAACGGGACAAAAATGTGGGTGACGATAGGCGATGCGGGCTATGGCGCCGACATCGGAATGTGGCGGCTGACCGCTGTAACTGCCGGGGCACCCGATACGTGGACGAAATGGACGAGTCCAGCTAGTCCCTACACTGACCACTACCCCGTAGA